GCTAAATATGTAACTGGATTAGATGAAGTAGTTAAAAACTTAAATAATAGAATTAAAGAAATTCAAGGAGAACCAACCATTAAAGGATTGGTTCGTGGAGCAAGAATTATACTTGAAGATATGGAAAAGACATCTCCAGTTACCTGTAGATACTGGTAATTTAAGAAATAGTGTATTCACCATAACCAGTCAAGGCAAGATAGAAGTTGGTGCAAGCCCTACATTCGTTGATAAATATTATGAGTATGGTGAAAAGAAGGTAAAAATACCAGCTTCTGAATTTGATAGAAGGCATAAAGCAGTTTTGGCATTTTATGGTTCAGCAGTTTCTAGATTAAAGAAACCAGCAGTAGTATTGGGATTTTCAGCTTACTATGCAAAATATGTTCATGAGATGGTTGGTGCACATTTTAAAAGACCAGGCTCTGGTGCTAAGTTTTTAGAAGCTGCAATTTTGCGTAACGCAGATAAGATAATTAAGGTTATACAGGAGGAGGTCAAATTTAAATGAATGCACCAAGCTATGATATTGCCACTATATTGGTTAATGAATTAGACATGACTATTGGTACAGATTTATTTATGGGTAGAGAGCCTACCACACCTCCTAATTGTGTAACCATATTTGACACTCCTGGAGCACCACCAGATTTCAATTATATAAAAGGAACAATGATAACATATCCTGCAATTCAGATTAGGGTTAGAAATGTTAATTATACTACTGGTTGGGGAATAATAAACAATATAAAAAGCACATTACACAATAGAGGAAATGAAGTTATAAATGGAACAACCTATCTAACTATAGCTTGTTCACAAGAACCAGCACTATTAGATTGGGATGAAAACAATAGAGCAAGGTTTGTAGTATCTTTTAATTTATCTAGAGAGGAGGAATAATAATGGCTATAAAAGCTGGAGTTGGTACTAAGTTCCAATATTATGATTCTACTATATATCCATTTACTGAAATATACAATCTAGATGGTACAAGTGGCATTAAATTAGTTGCAAAATCAGCAAACAATGAAAATATAACATTCAAAGCTACTGGTAGTATTTCTGCCACAAGCATAACAGTTAGTGTTGTAAGTAATGCCATTGAAGTAACATATGTTTTAGCACATGATGCATTATCCACATCTACAGTAGCTGACGTTGTAGCTGCAATTAATGAAGATACAAGTGCAAGTGCATTGGTTGCAGCAACAGTATTGGGCACAGGCACTAAAAGCATGTTTGATATTGGTTTAACACCATTGGAGAAATATGTAGCAATTGCACATATTACCAACATTACTGGCCCATCTATGACTAAAGACACAATTGACACCACAGCATTAGACACAGTAGGTGGTTATAGAACATTCATCACTGGCTTTAAGAATGCTGGAACGTTAACTTTAACAGTAATGTTTGAAGCAACTGGGTATAAAGCCCTTAAAGATTTTTATGATAGTGAATCCACTCAACAGTTTAGGATTACATTACCAGACAAAGTTACAACAGATGGGCATGGTTCTCAATTAACATTTAATGGTTTGGTTACTGAATTACCGTTAACCATACCACCAGATGATAAGATTACCTGTGATATTACTGTACAAATTGTTGGTATAGTTAACTTTGTAGAAGCAAATTAAAGAAGGAGGTATAAAAGATGGCAATAAAAGCAGGTGTCGGAACGATATTAAAAATTGATGGCTCAACAATTGGCAATGTAACTAATATTACTGGGCCATCAATGTCCAAGGACACAATAGATACTACTGCCCTTGATACTACTGGAGGGTATAGAACATTCATCACTGGCTTTAAGAATGCAGGCACACTAACCTTTACACTTATGTTTGAAAAAGCACACTATTCTACATTGAAGAGTGCCTTTGATAGTGATGTAGCAAAATCCATTGAGGTTATATTACCAGATGGAACTACAGCAGAAACTGGTTCTAAATTATCCTTTAGTGGACTTGTTACGGAAATACCACTAACGATACCACCAGATGACAAGATTACCTGTGATGTAACTATTCAAATTAGTGGGCCTGTAACATTTACACCAGCAGCATAATAAGGAGGGTTAGTTTATGAGTGAAAAGATATTTGGTAGAGAGGATTTTCTTAAGCTACCAAAGCCT